CGATAGTAAGCGGTTCTGCAAGAGCCTCCAATGGCTCTAAACCCATTATCAGACATTCACGCTTGTCTTGAAATCTTAGATATGGAGCGATTTCGTATGCGTCATCTGGGCGACTGTCTGTAAGAGAGAGCCGCCCAACTCGTTTAATTTCACCGACCATAAAGTTTTTTAAACCCTTCATCTACCTGACGAACAAAATTAGCGTCACGTTTAGAGGGGTTATGATACCTATCATCAAGCATCATTTGCCTTAATTGGTCTTCATTCATTCTAGCCATACCAACTTGGTCAGTGCTAGGCCCACCATCTTTCATAGCTTCCATAATGGTTTCAAGTGCCATAACACCATCAGCAGTTTCACACATACGCTCTATTGCACCAAGTTGTTCTTCTGGAAAGAATTGATTTGCAAATAAAGAAACTGCTTCAGTTCTTGCTGTTGCATTGTCACCTAGCCTTGCTAACTCAGAATCATAATCAGGCACATCTGAATTTAATGCGCTAAGATACATATTGATTCCCTCGCTAAACTCTTCTTGGTTAAAGCCATTTTCAAATGCGTGATTAGCCCACCATGAAAGCAATTCATTATCTGAGGCTAATTCTTCATCAATACCTTCTGGCAATTCATAATCACCAACACTTGCTGGTCTATTTGCATAGGCTTCTTTTTCAATCTCTTCCATAAAAGAATTACGGTAGTCTTCTTCTTTCTGACCTAGTTTGCCCTCAAGAGAAGAGTATGCATTTGCTAAATCTTCTGCTGATTTGAATTTTTCTGGAAGCCACTCAGGACGCTCAACCGCAGTCTCAGTCTGGACTGCCTCTGTTGGTTCAGCACTGGCGGTAGACTCTACATCATTCATTTTCTTTTACCTTATGTGCGTGTCTGATACGAGCTTCAATAATGCCAACAATATATCGTTGACCCTCCATGTGACGCAACTCCGTATCAGTTACAGCCG